TGAATGTAGGTTGGAAGTGCCGCAGCAGGAAGCCAGACACACCAGACGGGCTTAGCAGTTACATCGCGCTCAACTGTGTGAGACTCGAGTGGCTGCAGCAACATCTGGTGGGTGTTGTGCTTACTTGCCTTGTCGGAAATCCAATTTACATGGAACTTGGACATAATTACCTACTCTCTGTGACTTGGACCTGTCACTAAAGGTTCATAGGGAAATTTATAGATATATAAAGGTGCCTAAATGAACCACCCGAAGGTGGTCCATAAAGGTCAGAACATTGGTGTGATACCAGCGTTCTTCTTGCTGAGCTTGCGTTGCTTGCGCGCACTAAGCAATTCTTCTGCATGTGGCTTGCAGAATGTGCGGAAGAAGCCCTCATCCCATAGGACTCGGCCTTCCATAGCACGTAATTGCGTGTGGCACTTGCAACAAAAGCAAGCAGTGTCATTGAGTCTCATACGATCTCCAATCGTGTAGAGTAATAGGACACGGATATATTTATAAAATATATAAAACTAACTAAACTACTCACCCGAAGGTGAGCAGTAAAGTAATAGCTCAATCAGCATAAGCTGAAAGAGCAGCCTCGGCCTCGGCTTCAGTGGCGTAATAGCCAGCTGAATAACGAGTCCAAGGAAGCCAACCTTCCACGTCGGCATCCCAGTAAAGGGAGCCAATGTAGAAACCGGCTGCGCTGCGCAGAACCTGCGCATCTGTGATCTTGTGATCAGGCATGTTCACCTCCTTCCTAAAGTTGTGATGTTAATGTGCCACGGATATATTTATAAGTATATAAAAATGAAAAAGCCTACTCCTAAAAAGGAGTAGACTCTTCCTGTGTGCAAACTGAACAAACTGTGTCCAATTCGCGAACAAACACAATGCGCCTTGAAACCAAGGCATCAATCAAGTGTACGGGAAGACACATGTCACAACATGTGATTTCCTTACCCGTCTTGTACTTGAATACACATACGGCCATACAAGTCTCCTTTCATGAGACTAAAGAGCAGACGGAATTGTCAGCACGGATATATTTATAAAGTATAAAATCCACAGAGCTACCACCCGAAGGTGGTAGATGTGGTGAGAGGGGAGTCTCAGTTAACGCTTGCGCCTTGGTGTAACCGCAGATGTAAACGCAGTTACAACTGTGATTCCAGCCAATGTGGCGTCAGCAGTCTTGAGTGCAACGCGCTTGGCGATTACACTAGACTTGCTGGCAACACGACCCATTGCGAGTCGTGTATTGGTACCAGCGTTATGTGCACGGATGTGCAGTTCTTCATGCTTCATGTCAACCTCCTTAGGTTGTGTTGGGAATGTAGCACCGATATATTTATAAGGTATAAAATAAATAAACCCTACTACCCACACAAGGTGAGTAGTAGGGCTGGAAGGAGATCGGCGCTTTTGCCTGTGTGCATCCAGGTGCCACCGTTTCGTTGTGCACGTGTATCAACGCTCCATGGATATATTTATAATATATAAACTAACTAGAAGTACCCCCCCAGGGGGAGGGGGGCACTGAACTAGCGGTTCTTGCGTAGTTGCTGTGATGCTGCCATAACGGCAACAATCAGAACAACAACACCAGTAACCTTTAAGTTGGTCTTGAGAACCAACTTGTATGCTTGCCAATAAGACATGGTTGTCTCCTTTCGCGAGAGGAATATGGCACGGATATATTTATAGGGTATAAGAATAATAAGGGTAGTCACCCGGGGGACGGGTGACCACCACTTACTTAGCTGAGTTGCTGTAGAACACCAGCAATGTACTGCTGACGCTCTTGCAAAGCCTTTGCCAAGATAGGCTTGTGCTTAGCAATAGCAGCTTCCAGCTCAACAAGCTTACGTGCTGAAGACATAAGCTTGTTAGTTTCGTCATTCGTGACATCGTAGGTGATGTCACAAAATGGAATTGGCTCTGAGTGTGTCATGGCGAACCTCCTAGTTCGTGTTGGGAATATGACACGGATATATTTCTAATGTATATATATAAATATAATAATATAAATATAATAAGTATAAATCTAGTTCGTTCAAGGTCCCCGAAGGGACCCTGAACTATGTGTGCGTAGTCTACTAGAGACTAGCAGGCTTGCGTGATGCAACGTAAGTTGTCACGAATGTCTTGGTGTAGACACCAGTGACGTAAGTTGCACCTACAACGGCAGTAACAACGGTGTCTTGAGCATCGCGAGACTTAGTCGCGTGCTTCTGAGCCGATGTAATTGCCTTCTCTGAGCGGGCCTTAGCCTTCTCAGATAGGTAACGGTTGTTTGTAGCCATGAGCGAACCTCCAGTTCGTGTTGGGAATATGGCATAGAGATATTTATAGGGGTATACTGTACGGGGCGTGTTAAAAATATAACACTGTACAGTATAATAATCATTACCCCTTTATATTTTTTCCCATATTTTACTTATTTAAGAATTTATATACCCTTATATATGTTCACATATCGTTCAAGTCAAAAAATTTTCCCCCCAATAAAATCACATATAGACTTTTATACGTTTATAGAGGTTACCAAAAAAAATCCAAGAAATATTCCCCTACGAGTTGCAAATGGTCTAAACACCCTGATAGGTTTCTGATTGTCATAAACAACCAATACACAACAAGGAGAAAACATATGACAAACAAGAAAATAGGTCCCGCCAAAGACATAAGCTCTGAAGGTTTCCACGATATGTCTGATATAGATGATATCTATCAATCAGCCTTCAGCTCCTATGGATCTAAGAATGCTGATTACGACTACGTAAACTTCGACACAGATAACTATGCCTACGAAGCTTACTAAGAACACCTCTTTACACCCTAACAATGCCAAACATATAAAAGGATTTGATATGAATATTAATGAAATGACAGAATTTAAGTCAACAACAACAATAAACCAGCACTTCTTATTAGGATCAGAGAAGTTATTTATAAATCCAATCAATAATTTCAGTAATCAGTTCAAGTATGATCACTCAATTACCCTTATCGACACACATGACAGAAACAATCTGTCTGAAGCAGAGATAAAAGCTAAAGTTAAGCAGTATTATAGGAACTTAGCCATACATTGGGAGATCAATTACCAATCAAGAGTATTCATTGGAACTGGACAAGATTGTCTATACCTATTTGATCTCTATACTAACCATGGGATCGTCTTTGATGCGGCGATTTTGATCAACTTTGATTTTAGCGCCTTCACAGACAATGAAGTTATCCTAAAAGGCATTAAAAAACATACAAAGATATATAATTTCTATAATAATAAGAAATTCACTGATACCAAGTTAGCCCACGTGAATCAATTCATCCCAACAAGGGTGTCTCCAGCTTTCAGTAAGCGTTTTGCACTTGAAGCAAGTGGTGTACTTACCTATGACACATATGAACTGTTATATATGAATCAAAAATCACCAAGTGAATACAAAATGATTGAAGATGAGTTTACTTTAGTAAGCTAATCCTACAAGAGGTTATCTAAGCCGTCTTCTGGATTCCAGTCTTCGGCTGAGATAATCATTTGTTTAACATCATCAGGAGTGAGTCCTCTTACAATGGCTTCTGCGTCAGTTCCCATCACCTCAGCAGTCTCTAGTACCATTTCCCATTGTTCTGGCTTAAAGAAACTAATGGTTAGCTTGCTCTCATCTTCTTCTGCGTGAGCTGTAATAACATAGTTGTACATCTCTATCATATCTGGATCATATTCCATGAGCTGATCCATTGTCTCCGGTTCAACATCATCACCACGTACTATCTTTTGAATCATCTCCCAAAAGTTCATGGTATCCCCTTACTCTTACCTATCATAGATAGTACCCTTATTTTACTATGTAAAGCTATCTAATTTGTTAAAAAATAAAAAATAATTTTGCGCGGAACGGCTGGAGGTTAGTATTGACTGCGTTCTATACGATTCTTAAATGACTTAGAATATTAATGAAATCATCATGATCTTTTGAACCTTGAACATGAATATCAGTTTGATCTAACTGATGATTATTAAGAATATTCTCATGTTTAATATCTAAGGTATTAACCGTAGTGAAATCGTTATGATTAAACAAACGCCAATCATCACCGTTGTAGTGATTCTCTATATCTTTAAAATTAATATCCATCTTGTGTGTTCACTTCCTCAATCCAGCTGTCATTACATTCTCTGCAATGTACAGCATACTTTTCTTTGACTCCATTTACAACTAATGTGTTAACTGTAAAGTTTGTTGGGTATGGGCATTCGATACACGGCTCAATCTTGGGAAGGTTTGCTCTCATTTTCTACCCTCAATTTAAGTTGTTCGAATAATTTCTCATCATCTTTTAGTTTACCAATTGCATTTTCTCTACCTTGGGCAAAATTTTCTCCGTCTAAGAAGATCCATGCACCTTTTTGAGCAAAGATACCAATTGATAATGCTAGATCTAAGATAGATCCGTACTGATCAACACCTTTTCCATAAAAAATATCAAATTCAGCAATTTTTAGAGGTGGGGCCATCTTATTCTTAATAACTTTAGCCTTAACCTTAATGCCTATTGAATCGCCTTCTTTGTTCTTAATGTCTTCTTTCTTACGAAGATCAATTCTAACTGAGGCAGCATATGGTAATGCACGTCCGCCTGGTGTTGTTTCTGGATTTCCAAACATCACACCAATCTTCATTCTAATCTGATTAATAAAAACAATGAGTGTTTTATTGTCATTAGCTAATGCAGTAATCTTACGCAATGCTTTTGCCATCATTCGAGCTTGTAAGCCCATTTGATTTGCATCCATTTCGCCTTCTAATTCCGCTTTTGGAACCAATGCAGCAACTGAATCAACGATTATTAAACCAACGTCTCCAGTTTTTACTAATTTATCAACAATCTCTAATGCTTCCTCACCATAATTTGGTTGAGCAAGAAGTAAATCATCTAAATTAATACCTAAATCCATCATATAAGCTGGATCTAGTGCATGTTCTGCATCAATATATGCGCAACGTAAACCCATTTTCTGAGCTTGTGCAACTAAAGATAATGAGATTGTAGATTTACCAGATGATTCTGGTCCGTATATCTCAACAATTCTACCTCTTGGTAAACCACCAATTCCTAAAATCTTATCTAGAGTTGGTGCACCTGTTGATATTGCTGGCCAAGTTTGGGTTTTAGCATTACCAAGTTTCATTACTGTACCGACACCGAATTGCTTATCGAGCAAAGCGATTGCCATGTCTAACGCTTTTGATTCTTCCATATGTGTATTATACCATAGTTTCTTTTAGTGGTTTCCTCAAAATTGATTCAACCTCTTTAATTTTTTCAACCAATGCTTTTTGTAATTTTCTGTATTCAATTCTTGATTCATTATCTAATCCAAGCTGCGCTTGTCGCACTCTTTCAAGAGTTGCATACAGTTTCAGTAAATAACTTTGATCGACAATGTTCATATATGTGTTTCCATCTCTAGTTGCTGATATAATTGGACAGTACATTATACAGACGTTAAGCATTGAAAGTGAGACATTGTGGCAAGAAATATTGATACAGATAATGATTACAGAAGAGCAGCATATCTTTTAAAGGAAAAAATTACTACAGCAGCAGACTTGGTAAAAATATGGTCTTATGCTGGACCTTGTTCAGAGAATTGTCCGTCAATAGAAAAAATCTCAAAAAAGTAGAAAAATTTCTTGATTTTTTTTGACAAACATGAGTATAATGTCTCTAGGGGGAAAACAGAAACTAGAGAACATTATTATCTACTTCTCTTAGTGAAGAGAATCTCTTACCAGTTACTCCAGAAACTTGCTCATCAAAGCATAAGTGGGTTACTATATATTCCATCACCATATATTAAATTAAGGGGGTGATGATGAAAGTTTATCAAATATATGTTCCTGAATTAGCGACTTATATAAAATATAAAGTCTTGAATCCAGAAGACATTGAATCATTAGTTGAAGAACTAGATATTAATTCTCCTAAGGATTTCAAACTTGCTGTATTAGAGCATGTGATATATAATGTTAAATCAGATGTCACCGATGCATTACGTCAGATGTCTCGAGACTCAGCAGAACGCTGTATTGACGCAATGTACAACGGTTGCGTAATGCTTAACCCCCGGATTAGACATAGATCTTTGGATAGACCTAGCTTATGCAAAATTGCCGCCATCTAACTCTTTTGATAAAGATTTTTCCGCTATAGAATCTGAGCTAGCTAAAAGATATAAAGATACTATCTTAAATAAAGATTCAAAGAAAACTAGCTCTAGTAAATATAAAAAAATGTCTAGACAAAAGTTTCTTGGTTTAGAGAATCACTTACTGGGTAATGTTATAGGTCAGGAAGAAGCTGTAGATTCTGTAGTCTCAGCTTTAAAAAGATCTCAGGTTGGTTTGAATGATAAAAACAGACCTTTAGGCATTTTCCTTTTTGCCGGTTCTTCTGGAGTTGGTAAAACTCACCTAGCAAGCACATTACATAAATATCTTTTTGGTGAAGAATATCCAATGGTAAGAATAGATTGTGGAGAGTTTCAACACAAGCATGAAAATCAAAAATTAATAGGATCTCCTCCTGGATACGTTGGCCATGATGAAGGTGGTCAACTAGTTAATCTAGTTAAAAGAAATCCTTACACGGTTGTATTATTAGACGAAGTTGAAAAAGCGCATGTTGACATGTGGAATACATTCCTTCGAGTATTTGAAGACGGCGTACTTACAGATGGCAAGGGTGAGGAAGTAAGCTTCCTTAATACTGTTATAATAATGACCACTAACTTAGGTAATGAAAAAACAGTTGATTATTTGCTTAGCGGCGGAACTGGCTTTGCTAAAAATATAAATCATAAAACGTCAACTACTCAAATGCCGGCAAAAGAGATGGTTGAAAAAAATACTTTAGATGCAGTTCGTAAACACTTTAGGCCTGAATTCATAAATAGATTAGATAAAATAATTGTTTTCAATCATTTAGATAGAAGTAACTTAGAAAAAATAGCAGAACTTGAAATGTCTATAATCATGGATAAATTATCTAAAAAAGGCTACAGCGTAAATTATACGGATGAAGTTATATCAGCTCTTTTAGATAAAGGTGTAGATAGTGTAAAGGGTGCTAGAGGTTTAGCTCAAGTTCGTAGAGAAAAAATGGAAGATCAATTAGCTGATATATTAATTAAATCAGCTCCGCCACGTGGAACCATATTTGAAATATCATATAAAGATGAAAGTGATAATTTTCTTTTCACATTAAAGAAACCTTCAAAAGCAGCAACTGTTGCTTAGTTTAATTACTATATAAGTGTAATCTAAATTTATAGGAGATTCTATTATGATGGGTATGTCAAGCGGAGCAAAAGCACTTGCAGGACGCGCAGGACAAGTTTCTCGAGCTGTTAGTAACTTTGGTCAAGGAAGAGGTCAAAGATATGGAACGTCCTTAGTTAATAAAGGCATGGGCATGCCTGGTAGGCGAGGTCAAGCTGTAGCAATGGCTGGTTCTGCTATAGGTAATGCATCAAGATATGCAGGAAAAAATCCAAATAAAGCGATGGGAATTGCAGCTGGTGTAACTGGAGCTGGAGCTTACGGTGCCAATCGTCGTAGGGGTAGCCAAAACTACCCAATGTACTAAAGGAATTAAATAATGCCTTTTCCTCGTTTATCTGGACTGTCGGCTGGTGCAAGAGGCCTTGCTGGAAAAGCTAGAAGCACTGGTGGAAGAGCAACTAGCGCAACTGCTGGCGGGCTGCACACTGGCGGTAGTTATCTCACTGCTTTTGGTAAAACTCATGGTGGAAGCAGTGGTAGGGCAGTCGGGATGATGGGTAAGGGAGTTTTAGCTGCATCACAGCATCCTAAAACTACAATGGGCTTGGCAGCAGGTGGAATTGGTTATGCTGGCTATAGAAATAGAAGAGGTAGTAAAAGTAATCCATTGATAGGTATGGAATAATTTAATGTTAGCTGGAGCAAGGCGTTTAGCTGGTGGTGCCGGAAGAATAGTATCTGGCGCAAGAATGCCCAGCACTAGAAGAGGTAAATTTGCCCTTGGTGCAGGAATTGGATTGGGTGGAATGGCTGCAATGCGCGGAAGATCATCTGGAGCAAATGGTTTACAAGGTAGGTCAAGTGGTGGAATGACAGGAATGTAATAAAAAGTGATATAATGTTATATATCTAGATGTAAGGATGTTTAAAATGAGTGACTGGAAGAATTTTATTAACATAAATGGTGATTTTGAATTACCAAATTTTTTATATCGAACAATAAATGATTTAATGAAACAAGCTTTAGATATGGGTACACTTCTTTCAGATGATCCTTATAAATTAAGGGCTTATAAAGAGCAGACAAAAAAACTATTTAAAAATAAATGGTATGATTTAGCTCAGGCTTTAGAATTTTTTGAAATAATAGAACATTGCTCATGTGTATCAGCGAGATTAGAAGCAAACGGCGGAAAAGATGTTTATTGTGACATATGTAAAGGTGCTAGATTTATTATTAGCTCTGCGCTCACTCCTGACGAAATGCGTGAAGTTAGCACTTTTGTTAATGCGGCGCAAAATGCGGAAGTAGCAGAAAAATTACAAAAAAGTTTAATGAAAATTCTTTCGGAACACAGATGAAATGTGGTAGATGTAACTATGATCTAAATTTTGTTTATGAAGACATAGTTCAGGCTGAACAAGTTTTACATATTCAAGAATATTATTGCCCCCGGATGCAAGAGCTGTTTAATAGAAACATACGCTCAAGAAGGTATTATTAAATCTGAATGGATTGATTTTAATGGAAAATAATATAGAAAGATTTGAAGATAAAAATTCTTTTATGGATAAGTTTGAATCACTTCGTCCTGATTTATTTTTTCCAGATGAATGGACGGATGAACAAAGAGAAAAAGCTGTCGATTTAGTTCGTCCACAAAAAACAAGAACGTCAATGTTTTCTTCAATTCCAATGAGATGTGAAGCATCACGTTGCATTTTTGCTGAAACTTGTCCACTTCATCAACAAAATTTAGCACCAAAGGGAAAACCTTGTCCAATAGAAATGGGAATGGTTTCTCAGTTTACTGGTGAATATATGGAACAACTAGACGTAAGTCCAAATAACTTAGTCGAAGTTTCAATGGTGAGAGATTTAGTTGATCAAGAAGTTCAATATTTGCGTAAAACAAAACTATTAGCTAAAGAACATTTTATTCAAGAAAATATTATTGGTATAGATAAAGATGGTGAGCCAATTCTTAAAAAAGAATTACACTTAGCAGTGGAGCTTGAAGACAGATTACATAAAAGAAGAAAAGATTTACGTAATCAATTACTAGCAACTAGAGAAGCCAGGGCAAAGACTGGTCAAACTCAACTTGATACAGCTCAAGCTATTTCTGATATTATTCAGAAAGTACAAAAGATTGAAATAGAAAACAATAAGCTTATTCGTAAAAAACTTGGCACATATGAAGTAGATGATTATATAGAAGCTAGCACTAAAGAACTAGAGTAGAGATATGAGAAAACATAGATTGAGTAACGCTCAACTAGAAAATCTGGGTAATCAAATAGAAGTTGGAGAGCAATTCTTATCTCCTCAAAGATCTGCCGTAACAAGTCAAAGAATTGAAGCAATGCTGCGGAGATGAAATTGTTAGAGGAAAAACATTTACTGTTGGATCCGCAAGAGGATATTTAGAAAGAGCAAAAGCTGTTACAGATTCATATTTAGATTACATGATGCAGCCTGAACACAGAAGTGCATCTGGGCTTGCTAGATTTAGAGATTTAACAGACCAAGGATTAAGAGATAACTTAGAGTTTCTGGTTCAATCAGAAAACTTAGATTTATCTTTATTAAATAAAGCAGCTGCAGATGATGTCTATACGCAGTATAGAGAAAAAGTACTTTCTTTAGATCGAACATTCACTGAGTTAGGCATGCCGGGAAATTCGCTTCCATCAGAAAGTCCATATAGACACTTTTTAAGATATATAGTTGATCCATTTGGTAGTGGTGATCCAAAAGATGGAATTCATCCACATACACTCAACTTAATGAGAACGTCATTTAACCCAACTCATGACGCAACAAGCTTAGAAGATTTTTCAACAGGTAGAAATAGAATGAGATCTCCATTTTCTCTTGCAAGACTATATGAAAGAAGTAAGAAATTTTTTCCAGAAGGATTACCTAGCTCTAATATTGTAGATAGAAGTAAGCCAATGAATCATTTAGCTTTTGAAAAAGGAAGAAAGTATACAGTTATAACATGGGACACTGAAACAACCGGACTAACTCCAGAATCTCAAATAAGAGAAATAGCATTAGTTAAAAGAGAAGTTACTTACCATCTTGATGGAACAATGAGTAGCACTGCACCAGAAATATTAACTAGCAAAAGTTTTGCTTCCGATTTAATGGATATAGCTGGATACGTTGATAAAAATGGAGACACGATTCCATTATCAGAAGCTGCATTTAAAGCTGAAAGAGGTGGTTACGTACCTGACGATGAAATGATAAAGTTTAGAAAGGCATACAAAGACGGCGGTTCAGAAGTTGTTTCAGATCTTAAAGATATTCTAAAAATTTTTACAAATGATGGTAAAAGTATTGAAAACTTTAGGGTAGAAGGTCACAACGCCGAAGCATTCGACTTAGATAAACTTATAGGAACCCTGCAAAGGCTTCCAGCATTTCAAGAAGATGAAGAAGCAAAAAGTCTGTTGAAAAAATTTCTACAGTTAAGATCATCTAACCCTAGCTACATGATAGATACACTAGATAGTGCAAAAATTGCTATGGGTATGCAACAAGCTGAACTTGAAAGAATAATGCAAAATGCTGGATCAATTTTGGGAGACGACACGTTTAGTATATCTCCAGAATTGCAGCGTGGATTATTGTCTTCTTTTAGCGTTTCTCCAGAAATGTTTGGTGGAGCAAAAGGTACTGAGTCATTAGAGAATTTATTCTTAAATACTAATTTTTTTGAATTATTAGAAAATAATGCTGGAGAAGAAGGATTAAAAAATTTAACTCGTTTAATGGAAACTCGTGGTACCCACACCGCAGAAGTCGACACGATGTTAAACGCATACATAAGTAATTTCATTAATAATAATGAACTTAAGATTAGAAGACTTCCAACTCCTGGATTAACACCATCTGGATTAAGTGATGCAGCTGCAGCTGAATATAGAGTTAAAGAAAAAGAACTTCAAGACTTATTTAAAGCTCATGGCTTCATGAAAAAAGATAGGTCAATGACCGCTTTTGAAAAATTCATGAGAGCAAGAATTAGACAAAGCAGCGCAGTAACTCCAATAACTAATATATCAGACATGAGTAGAGTGTCTAGTAATGTTTTTGATTTTCTTCAAACAGAATCGGGAATGAAAAAGATATCTCTGTCTGTTGACACAGAGTATCTAGCAAGATTGCAAAGCAGTCCAGATTCAATTAATCTTGGTATCAATCTAGCCGACGAAGCATCGGCAGGAGCAATTTATTACGACGCTGAAAAAGGTAAGTACGTATTTTCAAATTTTGAGTCTAGAGGAGTTTCAGGAGCAGGATTTCAGGAACTTGATAATACTGCAACGGTACAAGACGCTTTTAGATTTGCCTTGAATGAAGCTAGAGAAGGAAAAGCTGAAAGAATAAATTTAGGAAACGGTAACTCGATTTTAGCAAATCGAGGAAGTCTGGCTTTATCTAATATTGGAATAACTGAGATAGAAGCAACAGAGCTTGATCAAATGGTGTATGCCAGGAGAGCCCTTAAAAATCTTGGAACACCTAGATCATTATCAACAAATGTGACTGGTCTATCTCAGGCAATGGGTACCACAAGTGAACATTATGGACTAAGAAGTGGCGGATACGCTCCAGCAATTGTTGGATCAAAAACCGCTGAGTATTCACAAGCTTTAATCGATAGAGGTTTACCTTATGCTACTTATGATGTTAGAAGTAGAATACTAGCTTCAGCAGAAGCTAAAGCTACATCAAAAATAGGTGAAAAATTAATAGATAAAGTTTCAAGAGCTGGAACCAATGCCTATAGTCCTTTGGCTGGAAAAGATCTAGGTAAGTTATCCGACATTGGTATACAATTTACAATGGCTCAAGGTAAAGAAAGTATTTTTGATATACAAAGAAGAACAAAAACGGGCACTTATGCTATAGAAGAAAATTCATATTTTAGAACCCCAGTTACCGGTACTGCCAAAAAATCAGCCAGAGTTATCGTCAATGCAGACGACCTTGCTAATCTCACAATAAGACAGTTTGACGATGCAGGAAATGTTATGGGTGATGGTATTAAATTCGGAAGTAAGGAATTTTTAGAAAACGCAGATTTAAATAGATTTATAGATTCAAAAGTTCAAGCAGCAGACTCACAATTAGAAGACACTATAAACAGAGCTTTTGTTCCTAAGAATTTAGGTAAAGAAACTACTGATGATTTAGCTGAACAAGTTTTAGCTGGAAATATTAGAGCTTACAATAAACTTAAATCAACGCCAGGTTCTTTTATTAACACTCAAATGCAAGATGAAGCAAGAACTTTAGCTAGAAATATTTTTGGTGAAAAAAACTTAACTTCAGTTAATCTAACAGAAAGAATGCAGCAATTATCCGAAGTTGCAAAACTTACAACCCGAGAAGCTAGAGAAGAAAAATTAATTGAGTATGCAGGCAAAGCAGACCCAAATGTTGTTATTGCAAATTATAGAGCTACCGTTGGAACGATAGCAGAAGAAATAAGTCAAACAGGCATCATAGGAATGAAAATAACAGGAGATGCCGCAGTAGAAACCATAAATCAAGCAAGATTAGCTCAAGGTATTTCTGGCGTAGGGGATACTGACGTGGCATTAAAGGGTAGGGTTCATAGACTCATTGATATATTCAAAACTGAAAAAGACGGTGTAATCGGTTTTGCAACGTCTGGATCAGTAACTGAAGATATGGATACAGCAGCAAGAGCTCTTGTAGGTGAAACAGTAGATCCCGGTATAGCAAGAGCTATGGAAGACGCCGCTGCAAAAACAGCTCTTATTAATTCTGGATCACTTGTAGAGTCTATTAATCCAACACTACCAGGCCTTAGTGAAGGTGAACAGATTGCTACCGATGCAATAGCATTAGGCAGAAGAGTATATGAATCCAATAAAGGAAAGTTTGCATTAGGCGCTTTAGCCTTAGCTGGAGCCGTTACTGGATATAAAATGGCCAAAAGAGGAAACGAAAATGATCTTTATGACGCTACTATGGGACCAGCACCAGTTGAACAAGGGCAAAGGCCTTATGGTATACAAGAAGCATTAATGGGTAATGGTCAGACTTCAAGAAGAAGAGATCCATTATTCACAGCTGGTGTTGTAGGAAATTTAGATAGACAAAAAATAGGTCATACATCAATGGGTTCTAATAAAAATAATCATTTATTTGGAGATAGATAAATGGCACTTCTATCAAGCATAGGTAAATCTATATATAAAGGAGCTACCACTAAAACTGGAGCAGGCCTTATTATAGGAGGCGCTGCTATGGCGGGGCTTGCAAAAAATGCTGCACCAGCAGCAAGAGATGCTGCTATGGATGTTGCTTTTGGTGATCCTAATGCGGATGAAACTTTTCTCGGAAGAAAGCTAACGCCTGGTGCAGTCTTCGATGCAGCAATTCCAGGTTCTAGTACAGGTAGGAACACAATGGCCGCTATGGGCCTAGGAGCAACGCTGGGAGGCGTTGTTGGTGGCATGGCTAAAGGTTTTAAGGGTGGAGTTTTGGGAGCAGCATTTGGAGCAACAGCTGGATTAGCAGGAAGTGCTGCAATGGGAGTTGGTTATATAAATAGAAATGAAAGATTCATAAATGAATCACCGTATGTTGGGACTAGAAGATTAAACAGAGACATGACTTATGGTGGAAAACTTTATGGTCAAAGAAACACTTCATCGCAAACCGCGCAAGAACTTAACGCAGACGGAAACATAGTACTCGGCTTACATAATTTAAGAAGGGGCGGTTAACCATGAGTGATATGAGTGGAATGACTGACGAAGCTCCTCAGATTCCAGGAATGATGGGTAAAGGTTTAGGCGCCCTTGAAGCAACAGCGGGAATACAAAATCCACTGTTGTTATTTGGCTATGGTGGATACAGAGCTCAAAATACAATTCTTAAAGGTGGTTTTTTAGATAATAAAGGAGGACGTGGATTAGCAGCTAGGTCTAGAGCAAAGTTTAGACCTTTCATAGGAAACGCATTAGATCCACTTGGTCCACAAGGCGCAAGTCAATTTGTTGGCGGAACAAGACTCAAGCCAACAATGCAGAGTTTAAAACAAGGACGAATCTTTACACCCACCAGAAGAGGAGAGCGTTTAGCAAAAGGTCGGAAGAGCTGCAGCTAGATCTGGTGTAGATGATTTAAATAAAGTAGGGTCTAACTTTAAAAGATTTAGAAGAGGAAATCTAACTGCAAACCCTAGAGCATTCTTTAGGGATCCAAACCTTTCTCGATTTGGCGCTGGATATAATAAAGGATTTATGGCACCTAATGCCGGTGGAGCATTAGCTTCATTAGGTAACATGATAACTAGAACTTCAAAGGAAGCAACACCAGCATTTAGTGGTGGAATCATTGGAAGAATGGGAGCTATAACTAAACTAGAAAGAAGAGCCGCAAGAAACGCAAGCAGTAAGGCTGTTCTACGTGGAGATTTAAATCTAGCGAGAATATCCAAGATGAACGGCAAAGGTTTGATGGCCAATGTAACTAGAACTGGTGTTATAACTCAAAATATTAGTCCTTTTGCAGGAACAGCATACTCTAGTATAGTTGCTCCGACAACAGTGAGAACAGGTAGTGCTATATCAATAGCATCAACTCCATTAGCAGGATTAGTATCCAAAGGAGGAAAAGAAGCTCTTACAGTTGGTGAGCGCAGATACATGACAATGATGGGTGTTAATGCTACAAAATCAAGAAACTTTATGAACGCAATATTAACACCTGGTGGTGGAGCAGAAATGCGAACTGCAATGGGAACAGCTGGAACAAAAGCTTTTGGTATAACCAATATTGCAATGACGGATGCAGCTGAAAAAATGATCAGACCTTTAGCTGGAGCTCTAGGAAAAGATGCAAGACTACTTAATACAGCTTTGAATAGAGGAATTGGAACTGGTGCAGGTTTTGCATCATCAATGGCTGATGATGTCGTTAAAGCTAGAATGGGTACAATAGCTACTGAAATAGTAGACAAGGGAATAATAAAGTCACTTGGAACAAAAGGAGCTTTGTCTGCAGTTAAACACGGTGGAGCTAGAGTTGGTTTAGCTGTAGCTGGAGAAGCAGCATTAGCAGCTGTTCCTGGTCTTAATTTAATATTTGCAGCAGATATGGCCTATCAACTTGCTAAGCTTGGTGGATTGGCTGTTAAGGCTGGAATCAATTTTGGTAAAGATGGAATGAAATCAATGCAAGGTAATATGAATAGCGGAATCTTTGGAGCAGGATATAAAGATGATGAAGTTAGAGCAACCTCTAGGGCTAGAGGTGTTGCCGCAATTCAAAACAGTAGGCTAAATGCTAGATCATTGCTTGGATCAGAAGGTGCGATGATGGCTTCGCATTTCGGGTAGAATATACTATGGACAAAACTCAGGAATTTCGTAAAAGACTAGAAGGTTTATCTAGAGACGATCTTTTAGAAATTATCAATGCTCAAGATCCAGAATATTCAAAACAAGTAAATAGAATTGAATGGGTTTTTAAGAACAAATTAAATCACATAAATTGGGCTGATGGAACACCAGTTGAAGGCAGAGAATTTACAAATAGAGAATTAGCTTTATTGATTGACGAACCTTTTGAGGTTGATAATAATCTTTTGGACATGCGGAATATCTGCTGATCAACAAAGACAAATACATCTATCTAAGGATCCATGTAGATGGGCAAAACATTTTCTTCAAGCAGAAACAAGAGTTTATCAAACTTTGATTTTGCGCGATCCAGCATTAAGAAAAGTATTAAGAGCAGGTCGTCGTTTAGGAAAAACTTTCAGCATGGCTATTGCTTTACTCCATTATAGTTACACCCATAAAGATGGAAGATGTCTAGTTATTGCTCCAATGAAATCACACGTTGAATTAATTTATCAAGAAATTCTTAGATTAGCTTCTAAGAATGAAATAGTAATGAATTCAATTACAAGAAAAGTAACTAGTCCTCAGTTTATGATTCAATTTTCTAATGGCTCTACAATTAGGTTCTTCACATCTGGTATGCGCTCAGGTGGAAAGTCAGACGTAGCCCGTGGTCAAGAAGCGCACATAATTGTATTGGACGAAATGGACTACATGCATGCAGATGACCTTGACGCGCTCTACGCGATGTTACAGAAGACCGCAGAAGATCAACCGGACAAAATACTCATTGGAGCTTCAACACCAACTGGTAGAAGAGAAAGATTCTGGGAATGGTGCAGAAGCGCTAGATTCCAAGAGTTTTGGTTTCCGTCATATTGCAACCCATATTTTTCAAAAGAACAAGAAGATGAATTTAGAGAGCAATACTCAGAAATGGGTTATCGTCACGAAATTGAAGCAGACTGGGGCGAAGACGCAGAAGGTGTTTATCCTAGAAAGTTTATAGACAAAGCTTTTATAGATCCATCTTGGGATTATACACCTGAAATACAATCAGCTAGATCATTTTATACAATTGGGGTTGACTGGGATAAATACGGCGCTGGAACAAACATAGTTGTATTGGAAACCTGCAATGAGAACTATGAAGATGAAAGATTTAGAAATAAAGTCAGAGTTGTGTATAGAGAAGAAATTCCCAAGTCTGAATATACTTTAACAAATGGAGTTAATAGAATAGTTGAATTGAATGAATCTTTTCATCCAAAGCATATTTATGTTGACCGCGGATACGGAGAAGTTCAAGTTGAGCTACTTAGAAAATATGGAACGGAAAACCCAAAATCAAATCTTAGAGACAGAGTTAAAGGAATAGGTTTTGGTGAAAGTATAGAGATAAGAGATCCATATACTAAGCTTCCAATTAAAAAAGAAATTAAACCATACATGGTAGACAATCTAACTCAATACCTTGAAAGAGAAGCTATTTTATTTCCAGCTTCAGACGAAGAACTTTACATGCAGCTAATTTCATATGTTGTTGTTAGAACCACCCAAATGGGAAGACCTATATTTGAAGCTGGTGGATCAGCCATGGATCACGCGCATGATGCTTTAATGTTAGCACTTCTTGCTATTACTCAAAATTATGGAGACTTTAGTAAATTAAAAGTGGCAAGAAATACAGAGAGTTTTTCAAATACGTTCTTTATGCCAAAGACAAGCAGTGCATCTGATGATGGGGATAAAGAAGCGCCTGCATCTGGTATCATGGTAACTACTAAGAGAAACTCTGACTTGATGCCAGGTATCAGAAAAGGGAGACCTGCAAAACGTGTTTCTAGAAAAATGTTTTAGGTAAAAATATGTCATTAGTTAACAATATAGACAATCAACTTTCAACAGAGCAAAAGGTAACATTAGATTATTCAACAACTGAATCATCTTCTCGTAGCTCAACTGAATCAGTTTTTGCTAAAAAGGGACCAAATTCGATTCTTTTCCAAGCCGGAGTATCATATGGTAACGATCAGCCATATTCAGTCCCCTTACATTCTCTTAAGCAGGAAGCAAAAAATAGCCTTTCAGACTTGCTTAAATTTTTAAAAGATTTAGAAGATCTATTAAGACAAGTAAAACTAGATCCATTAAATAATCCAAACTTAGAAGAAGCACACGCCTATGTTTGGGATGAAATTAATAAAGTTGATCATCCATATCCCAAAATAGAGATAGAAGGATATGCGGGTAGCCTGAAGTATCCTAGGCCACCTTTCATATGCTTTGACCAATATCTTTATGCGGAAGGAGTTCAAACAAGAGGTTATAGAAAATTTGTAAAAGAATATGATAACTTAATATCAAATACTACATTTGGTCACATCTACGATTTTAGAGAAATTATTAAGTACTTAGTAAACGAAACTAATTGCATCATAAGTTCATTAGGTGCAGATTTTGGAGATAACTATGAAGATGACTCACAACAGCAAGTCGCGTCGTACTACTTATACTGGCTCAAAATGGCAATCCACTATAAGGAACTCTTTGCCCAATCAATCAAATCATCCCCAACAGGTTTGCCAGAAACCGAAGTGGATAAAACAACTAAAAAGCAAGCCGCTCAATTTCAAGCATTTTTTTCTATCAAAGTAAACTCTTTAAC